GCGGCAGTCTGGCGGAGTGTGCTGTCAACAAGAACAGTTGCGCCCCAAGATTTTATTTAGTCACTTCGCCACATTCTCATAGATAGTCTGAAAGTCACTCTGCTCGGCAACTTCTTCCTCATAGTTACGCTTGTGGTAAACTTTCGCCAGTTTTCGACTCAACTTTTTTGGAATCTCACATTCGTCTTGCATTTTCTCAAGGATCTCTTTAATGAGATCTCGTTCAGCCTCGATGCGAGTAAATGAGTTTGAGATTTCTTGAAGGCATCCCAGAACCTTTGCTTTATCAAGTGCCATGATTATTCCTCACCAAAGGTCGAATTTGCTGCTTCAATTGCGATGTAGTAGGTGATATTGATAGTCTTGTGCTTGAATCGAGCCATGCCCTTCTTTGCAATAGACACATCATAGGAACCATCAATCAATTTAAAGTTTTCTACCTTCATAACGATGCGGAACTTTGCACCTTCGCTGGTTCCAATCTCAATCTTAGATTGATCAGCAGAATCATCCTTAATGTCTGTCGCAATAAAGTTAATAACTGCGCCGTCACTCTCAAACACAAAGTTTGGTGAACCAGAGATTCCAGCCGATCGCTGCATCCAAGCGAGATCCTCTTGAGAAAGACTGAATGAACAGTCGGGATCACCAAAGGTGATTGACTTCTCAGGTGGTGTGACAATAATTTTCGGAGAACAATACTTGATATAGTCAGACTTCTTCTTGTTCTCAGTGCTGATATTGATCTTGTCATCATCAAAGCCAAGGTCAGCATCTTTGTAAAGAGAAATCTTTGCCAAGATCTTATTCAAATCATACAAAGCAAACTCTTTGGGAAAGTTTTCTTCAATCGTCGCTTCAACGAAAATAGTTTTAAGTGGAGAAATGGTCTTAAGAGTATTTCCTGCCTTAAACTGTAGACTTTGGTTTACAGTAGAGAAGTTCTTAAGAATTGCCACTGTGCCTTCAGAAAGTTTCATAATTTAAATCCTCAATTTGCTCAACACGATTATTATATAATGAATCGACTAATTTGTCAACCCTTGTCTTCAACTCATCTAAACTACAATTATTATCCATTACAATATCATAATGCGAACCAATCCAAGCCCACTCAGAGTAATGTACTTCTGGGTATGCATTTCGCATCACATCTAGATTAGAAAATAGATTACATTCCCGAGCCAAAGAAAACCACTCAGGGTCATCGCCGCGACGAACACGAACAACAGTGCCCCCAGACTCTTTAATAGCATTGATTTCATTTGGAAACCTCACATCAGCAATCACATAATTATTCCAAGGTGCTTGTTCACAGCGGCGCATTACAGTATGAACCCAGAGGTCAGGGTGGAAAACATCCCGCCCTGCCTCTGTGCCCATTAGCTGGAGTGCTAATCTTGGTGAAAATGATTTACCGAGTTTTTGAGACCACCAAGGATCATCTTGCTCACGCCATGCTCTTGACTCTGGCGTATTTCCCTCAAGCATCTCACGATTCCAACCAAAGATGATTGAGCATGCATCTTTAAGACTATTTGCATAACTCTCTTTGAAGAAATCGTGACGATCTACCAAGAGATCTGCGACTGTGCCTTTCCCTGCTCCAATGAAGCCTACGAGTCCAACAATCATAAACGATTATAGAGATCCGACGAAATTGGCAACGGCTGGCATATCACCAGTGAATGCATATGTTCCAATATGATGTGTCTTCATCCATGGGCAGAGCCAAATCTGACCACCGATCTTTCTCCACCATTGGCAGAACATATAGTCTTCAGAGAGATAACGGTCAGAACGACCATGATCAATGACTGTATCAAAGTATGCATGAATGTAACGAGTGCCGTCGAAGTTTGCCTGACCGACATGATCTGGGCGATAACGCAACTCTGGATATGCATCCTTGAAGCGAGCAAACACCTCACGCTTAATGCACATAAAGCCAGTGCCAATCTCAAGAACTTCAACTGGTTCAGCAACACTAAACTTCTCAGTGCCAGGAACTGGATTGAAAACGAAATCACCAGCCAATTTTTCCATTTCAGAAACAGCCAGATCAGGATGCTTCTTGATGGCTTCCTTAATTGCGCCCCACTTAATGGACTTCTTCGGATACGGACCACCGACTACATCCTTATCGAGCGCAAGAAGCGCAACCACATCTCGTGGATCAAAATGAATGTCAGCGTCGATGAAGAGCATATGAGTGAAACCTTCTGCGCGAAGGAACTCATCTACAAGATAATTGCGAGCGCGAGTAATGAGCGATTCGTTAAAGATAAACGAGAAACGAACTTCAATGCCATACTGCGAACAAACAGATTGCAGATCTAGGCAAGACTTTACATACATGCCGTGAGCAGCACCGCCATACATTGGGGTTGCTACGAATAACTTGTATGATCGTAGTTTCTCAATAGGGACTTCTAATTGCATAATTATTCACTCCAGTTATAAAATTTCTTAATGTATTCAAGAATTTTAGTTTGATCATCGAGATTTTCGTTGACCATTGTCTCTATATAGTCCATGAGCGTCAGCGACCCCATGATATTCGAGATTTTTGTCGCACGAGAATTCTTAAACTTATCATCTTGATCATCCTTACGATCGACATGTCTTTGTTCTTTGGTATCATGTGATGCAGTTAGAACAAGAACCTTAAATGAATTCGGAAACCATTCTGAGAGTTTGTCCAGAAGTTTACCATTGAACAAACGATCGCCTTCGAAGATAACATTTGTCTTCGCACCTTCTTCATACCATAGTTCAGAAAAGAATTTCTCTGCGTCTGGTTGAACAGCCATAGACAAACGATCTGTTCCCTGAAACACATTACCATCGTTTGCATACTTACCAAGAATATACAGATTCAATTTCTTGGAATACATTGCGTCAAGTAACTTCTGCGGCTTTACAACTTGCCAATCATCAGCCATTGAAATCAATCGAAACATCAGAGTGGTCTTGCCAGTTGCTGGTTCACCACCCATTGCAATCACTTTTACCATAATGCTTCTAGTCCTTGTTGTACTGGGGTTTCGTCGTCAAACATCCACTCAAGACGATCTATTCTACCACTTCTTACATAAGAAGTAAACTTTTCTTTGTTGATGACTGCGTTGTGAATTGCAAGTCTTGCATCAAGAGTTTCATCTCTTGATTGCCACAATACATTCCACTCAATACCAGTCCAGCCATCTTTTTCTGCTTGCTGAATTTCTTCAGACTGACGATCCAAATAATATCCAAGATATCGCCCATGGTGTTCACGAAAGATTTTTTTGAATGAACAAAGGCAAGTCTCCATGGTGAAGAAATCTATCTGTAATTTGAGTTCAGGAAATCTTCCTCTTGTTTCTTCAAGAATGTCTTTCGCTTCACTTTCAAGGTCATTGCACTCTGATGAAGTAAGTTTTGAATCGTATTTGTCATCTTGCCCGAGGGCGAAATGCAAACCATTGCGATGTGAACGAGAGCCAGAATAATCGTCAAGCATGAGAGAAGTAGGTACGCACTTAATGTTAGCAGTATGAGTGAGATGCTGAAGATAAAACCAAGTGGAATAACGACCAAATTTGTAAAGAGAGTTTTTAAGATTATTCCAAAGGTTGTCGAAAGTTTGTTGTTCATTGTCGCCATAATAATTCTCCAAAACTTCTCGTTGTGTTCTATTGCCAATAAACTCTTGATAAGATTCGAACATGGCTGGCAAATGACCCTTGTTCCACTTTGTATCTGTTTGGTATCTCAGTCTTTTATAGTTGTGACTATTCCACCAGCGAATACGATCCACAGTGGCGAGTTCATAATCTGGGAACTCATTCTTGAGAACCCATGCAGTTGGTAGTTGATATGTGTTACCATACAACCACGCAAACCACAATCGCTCTTCGTCATTGTGTTCGTATCGCTGGTGGAGATAGTTGGTGCACCATACGGCTGGATCGCAATCGCCATATTTCATGGACCATGCGTACCAGCGTATGAATTGCTCACGCCTCTCTTTAGTTGTTGAACGCAGGGAGGACATCAATAGTAATATCAAGTTGCATATAGTTAATCATATCACGAAGTTTATCAATATGCTTCTCTTGGTCTTCAATTGCAAGTTCGTTCTTGTTTTTGAAGTAGAGAACAATCGCACCCTTCTTTTTCTTCACATTATACATACGGTGTACGATGTAACCAAGAGCCACAGCATGTTCTGCTTTGGACGCAGTCGCATGAATCGCAGCAGTGCCTTTAAGTTCATACTTCTTGACTTTATAGTTATTCAGATAATGATCATCATAAGCAATCAGATTATCCTGATACTTCAACGCATTTTGTTGCGTCTCAAAGTCATTCAAAATTGAACGAAAGATACCATTCAACTTCTTCTTGTCTTCAGTAATCAGAGAGAATCGCTCATAGATCAATTCACGAGCACTATCAACTGCTAGTGGATCAGAAAGATCAATCCCTTCACGAACCAAAAAGTTATTAATGTTTCGCTTAATGTCAGCATCTGTATTCGTCTTTCGAACAACAAAGTCTTCCTTATTCTCAAGCATACCAAAAAGATCATAGTTTGACAAACGAGTTTCTTCGTCAGCACCAAACTCTGTCTCATTAATATACACGACAGGAATTTCTTTCAATGCAGTTCGAGATACTGCTTCAAGACGATTGTTTCCATTCAAAACTGTATTTACAATTTTGCGCTTATTACGAGAAACAACGACAACGACTGGATCTTTCAGCAACCACTCCCAAGCATCTTTGGGATTTTGATCAAATCTCGATTTAATCTTACGAACATGATTCACATCAATCTGCTCAACACGAATCTGATTACGCTCATATCCGTGAACAACTTTGACGGATTCAAGAACAACTTTATAATGACCAGACTTGATTGCATCATGAATCATCGTCACTGTTGCTTTATCTTGAGTAAATCGATCTGCAGGCAGAATGCCATTCGAACGACCTTCAATCCAATCAACAACTAGTTGTTTGTGCTCAACAGCGAGCAGCGATTCATTAACACAATGAGCATTGTTAGATTTATTATAGAATTTGCTCTTATCCCAAGACATGCCATAATCAAGACCGAACCACTCAATTGTCTGGGCAAGATCATCGTGGAAAGCGTTGCCTTCGAACAGCAAGGACTTTTCAACTTTGCCTTTATAGTAATCTTCCCAGAACTGGGGATTACTGATTGATGAAATATAATCGGGTCTATCAGTCTTGGGTGACTTATATCCGATGTTCATCATTCCGTTTTCGATATTACGGAAACCATATACATAACACTTCTTACTAGTCAACATATCATACTCCTAGGCAAATAACATTATGCCATATTAGGTTAATATTGCACCGTTATTGGTAGCAACAGATATATTATAGACTATTGCGTGGCAAGAGTAAACAGCAATTTTAATAAACTTGCACGCAACCACCTTTCCCCTTCTTATACACTGCTGCATGTATTACAGGGTCGGTGAGGTCGTAGATTCCATCGGCAAAATTCTTGCCATTAATCTTAAACATACTCAGCGAGCATCCGCTCTTTTGCTTTCCCAAGAATCGAAATCCCATAGACTCATAGAACACGACTGCATCAGGCTCTGCTGAAACGCGATAGTAACTGGTGCCAAGACCTTGCGCACGATCGAGAGAGTCTTGAGTTAGAACTCTTGCAACACCTTTGCGGCGATGTTTGGCAAATGTGTGTAATAACTGTAGATTGAAAACATATGGGGTTTTCTTTGAGCGAGTTGTGATGATCGCGCCTGCCAGTTCCTGCTCCGCCGCCCCTTCCCAATATCCGATACAATACTGCCATTGTTGTTGCATATCTGCTTTTGCGACGAAAGTCTTGGCAAAAGCATCTGCTTTATTTTCAGTTATGTGCGCGACAAATTCATCGCGACTTGTCTCACGCAGCGTCATGGAACTCGCGTTTCTTCTCACCACGCTCTTTTGGATACTTGGTCTGAACCCAACCAAGATATTCATTCACATTCCAGATAAATGGTGGGAATCTAAATGGGTCTTCAGCGAGAATTTCTTTTACTGAGGGTCCGTCATTCAATGCAGCGTCGATAAACTTTTCTACAAATCGAAACTGCGATTCAAGTTCATTACGGCGAGTTGTTGAACGGAAGCAACGAAACTCGATTGTACCAGTATGCTTCATACAATATGTGTTGATTGCATAACGGAATGGTCGACCCATTGATACACCATCTTTGCCAGCAGCATGCAGTTTAATGAAGTGATCAAAGTCAGTGGCAAGATTGATAATGTTATCACACATATACTCTGGCATTGGTCGACCGCCATCGTATTTCAAATACATCTTGGCACCTTCACAAGACTTCATATCCTTTGTTTCGTAGAAGCCATAGCATGAATCAATGGTATCTTGTTGATTGGCTTTGATGTAAGCGATCAATCGCTTTAATGCAGCAACATCGTTCTTGAGTCCTGGAACAAAAACATGAATGTGACCATGATTAACGCATGAGGTAGATGGATGATTTCCATATTCAAGAAACATCTCATAGAGTTTCAGTACACGATCAACTTGTTCCTGCCAAGTCTTAGTTGGCATCATATTGATTTCGCCTCCCATCCATGGCTCTTTGCCGAGTGGATCGCATGCACGATATTCAAATGGTGGACGAAGATTTACAATGTCAGTCTCAGCATATTCCCACTTACCAAGATTTGTAGGAATTGCCACGCGACGGTCAATATCACCCCACTCAATCTCAGCACCGTATGTGAATGTTTCTTTATTGTACATGCTGTAAGTCCTTTGCATTATCAATATGAACAAATTCTTGTACGAACCTCTTATGTGCCATTGTGACATACTGGTTCATATCAATCTCAATTGAGTTGTTCAAACCAGCGCGTTCAGCAATGTCTTTCGTAGAAGTAATTATACCGCCATTTGAAAGAGAAGTAAAGTAAATTGGTCGTTTTCCATTGCGATAGAATCGCAATTTCTTTTGTTTATAAAGTTCAATGACTGCCATTGAAGCATCAGAGAATTCTACAAGCGGAGACTTCTTTGCTTTAATTGTATGAAGAATCAATTCTGAATCATTGCGAGTTTTGCAATCATAACCATAAAGATCTTTCCACTTCTCTGGCATCTCTTGACTTACAACGCCATTGTGAACAATCGCGAGACTTTCATCCCAAAGTGGTTGATTGTAATTTAAATCAGATGTTGAATAGCGGCAATGACCAATCAGATACAGATTGCCGTCTTCATTGATTGTAGTCTTTAAATCAAAAGCCTCAACAAACTTTCCTGCTGGAGTTGCAGAGATCATCGTATGAATTCGATTATCTCGCACCCATGATAAGCCAGTTGCATGCAATCCGCGAATACTAGATTCACGAAAAACATTTGCAAGTGTGACCAAATCGGAAGCACTTGGTTTCTCAATGTGGGCACCAATTACTGCACACATATTAAGCGAACAAATCTTCTAGGCTAGAAATCTTTTCGTATGCTTTCGGATGGTACTTTTCGACCATTGCTCTTCCACCAATTCTCTCCAGATAGTCATACCACTCTTGTTCATCCCACATTCCTTCAGAAATGCCATTCCAAAGTCTTCGCTGGAGTCGGTGTTCTTTGTTCTTTCGACGGCACTCAACATAATTAAATCGATGATCTTCATACTCTTTGCTCCCAAGTTCGAGCATCTTTTCGCGCAAGTAACAAACAAGACTCACACGCTCAGC